TACCAACCCTTACAGTTGTCGCCGCGTTTGCAGCGAAAGGTTTGTTTGCAGAAGTTTACGTTGTGTTTATTTTCGTGGTCTAACTCATGTGCCGAAACCTTGGCCTTAAAGATCTCCAGCCACTGTTTGTGTTCGAGATTGTCGACTCGTACATTTTGGTCTGGGATGGTAAGGACAGGGGTTTCAGTTACTGGTTCATTTGATCCTTTGTGAGTGTCTGGTTGTGAGTCGGAACAGGGTCCCACAATATCGCCGTTAGCCATGTAAGGCACTTCGCGAACTTTTGCTTCCTGTTCATAAATGACCGGACAATTCCTCCAGTCAGTTTCGGGATCATCACACCATTGTATGAAATCATCCATATCAGCAACATCAAATCCTTCATTTATGAACATCTGGATCTGCCAGTCAACGTCTAATTCCATCTCTGATTGGTATGAAGCATCACCATGATAATATGGTTTTTCTTCATCGAGGTTGGAAATTACACGTGAGGCCCATTGACGTTCACAAGTTAGTTCATCCTTAGCACCTTTGGATGCATTCTTAATCCAGATGCGGGCTTGAACCGAAGTTTGTCTGATGATTTTTCTCATCCAGTTTGAAAGCAGATAAGTCGAGTGATCGTTTGCCATGACTGATTGTGCCTTGGTAAACGCGATGACGTAATCTGGTACTTTCGTAGCTAGACGTGAGACGTGGAATTTAGAGATTAGGCGGAGGGGACAAGAAATGCTATCGGTGGCACCAGTCCAGACTGCAGGTGAGTACAATCTAGAAAGGTAATCGATAGGTTGACCGCGAGTCTTAGTTACAAACTTGAGGACGAATCCCCAATCACTTGCAACCTTAACGGCGGATTCTGGTTTAACATTTCGTTGTATAGAATCATCTCCAGCAGCTAATCCAAGATTTTCATAAGCTCCTTTAGGTGATAGGTCAACTCTCGCGCAACAAAACTGAATGAAAGCATTTCTGGCAGTGTTGAGGCAAGAGGTGTAGGGATCACCGGAGGCTTGAGAGTCACCTTGTTCATAGTGTTCGCCCCAACCAGCATTGACATGGTTTCCATAGGTATGGCTATACCATTCGTGGATAAAGTCATGATCAACGCGGTCGAAGTTGGCATATAAAAAGGCTAGATCAAATGTTCGTACTCGATGGTTAACAGTGCCATCCATGCGGGAGTAATCACCGAGTCCGATCGTTTCAG